AAACCGGGTACGTTGTCAACAACAAATTGCAAAGAAACCTTTTTTGCTTTCTGTCCCTTGGGGATTTTGATGCCGCAGAGTTTGCGAGCGGATGTGGCGGCGAGATACTTCGGCTCACCATAAAACATATTATAACACAGCCACGAAATAATGCCATTGATTTTGGATAAAAGTGATAAGGTCTGAGCCGAGGAGAAGCCGGAGCGGAACGATTGAAGGGACTGTTCAATATATACAAGTTCTATGGGATATTCGCCCTCTAAGTCCTCCAAGCGCTTTCTAACAATTTGTATTTTCTTGAAGAAGTTCTTTTCTTTTCGTAAGTCAATATGATCGCATGCGAGGATCTTGCCTCCGTGGTCCAATATTGTATAGCCAGTTATACTGGTTGATATGTCTAAGCCTAAAATCACTTATATATCTAATTTCAATTTGAAAGTAAAGTCTCTTGTAGGAGTTTTTCTAATGGGTGTTGCAGGTTTAGCAATTGCGATAAGGTTTTTGTTTCGGTCATAGATTGCAATTTTAGAAACATAGGTAGTTTTTACAAAAGACCCAGTAGGATCATTATACGAGGAACTAACAATATTTTTAATAGTTAGTTCCTCGTTTTGTACATAAGCTGTTGGCGACGAGCTAGCTTGGCTGCCGGATTGAAAGCTCACAAAGGTAGGATTATTAGAATGATTAAGGTCCCCTTTGGGAGCAGTAGCAAACATAGTAATATTCTGAATTTTAGTCGTGCCGCTCATATAGAGCAAGAAAGCACTATCGGGACACACGCTGCCCAAGGCCCCTGCCGTTCCTGGTATAGATTGAGCAAAATAACGCCAGCGCGGAAAGTCAGTCCCGCTTACATAGGTGTCTCGGTGAGCGCCGCTCTTGAGTGCCGTAGAGCCTGTTAGAATTATAAACCCTTCATTATATAATACAAGCCCGATAGCACTTCCGCTAGCTGGGGATCCAGCATAGTTATCATAAAGAACCCCGTCACGGTTGAGGTCCTGAGCTTGGGCTATTTGAGAGCCCGTAAAATAATATTTCAAATTTACAGAACCCGGCTTAATTTGAGTACCATAAAAAATAGTAGGAACACTAATCAAGCCAAGCGGTATATTCTCAAAACTTCTTTGAAGTACTGACGATGAGTAATCAAATCTAGGATCCACATAACGATAATAATCTATGGTATTTTTAAGAGCGTGAAGGTGCGAGACAGAACCACTGCTAAGAACAGTTTTGCCGACGGCCGAGCTAGAAATAACAGCCGACACAAAACGGGCCGTAGTTGAGGTGTAATATTCTTTAGTTATAGAAGACGTCTCGGGGTAAGACCCATAAATGATATCACCGAGTTGATACTCACTGGCATAGCTCGCATTTGACGTTGTCCGAAACCCAATTTTGGTTCCATCTTTAATAATAAAGGGCGTGATAACCCCTGTTTTATCCGCGCTGCGGTCGACATTCATCTCGAAAAGAGATATATGACCGGGAGTGGTCATACGAATAGATCCGGTAAAAGACCCGGAGATATCAGGAGTGTTGTTGAACGAGGAGGTGCCGTTGTAGACTAAGAGTTTTACTTCAGGGTATGTCTTAAGCGTATTGATATAGACATCATTACGCTTGAATTTGTACAGGGGCATTGCTCATCCTAGTAGTCCAAGCGTACTCTGAGGGTAAATTCGTTTGTTGGGTCCTTCTGGAGGGGTTCAGACAGCTTCGCCACAGCCATCAGCTCATTATCGGGCGAATAGAGTCCGACTGCCGTAGGATAAGAAACAGGATTATCTTGAGAATTGTTCTTAACTACGAGGCGACTTGCACTCAAATAAGTTTTATTAGAAGAATAATTAAACTCATTATGGTTAGCCCGGCAGAAATAGACAGTAGAGTTTAGCTCGGTTGTATTATTGAATTGAATGTTGGCAATCCGATGACGAAGTGCGTTGGCGCTCCCTGAAATAGATGCAGTCACAAGCGTATTTCGAACGAGCTGATCCGTGGCTGTAGCTCCATAAGGATCGAATAGGGGCTGCGATGAAGCACTAATAAGAGACCCAAAGACCGACGCAGTCAGTACTGCAATGCCTGCTTGATAATATACAAGACCGCATGCGTGGGATCCTGTGCCATTAGTAAGTTGATTCTTCGCTCCGGAACTATTGGTGAGGTAAAGGATTCCATATTCACCAACGGGGGAGTTTACTTTATATACATTTTCAGCATTCGTATCTTTGATGAGCGCGGTTCCTGTCATTGAAGACGAAACTCCCTCCGCGACTCCCACTGTCATCGAAAAACTACCCTTTTTAATCTCGTCTTTGGTCAACAGTCTGGTGAAATTAATAAAAAGAGCCTCATCTATCTTTCGGCCCCCCGTAAGATCGCCATCTTTATCAAACCTTCGAAGGTTTCCGTTCTCATCAAACCCCACTAAAACTTGTGCCATCTCGTTGTAGATATTAATCTTCTTGGCGTTTTGCGTAGCGGTAGAAGAAGAGAGACTAGAGGTGGCTGCATAGCCAGCGGTTAGATCAAAAATATGGTTAGCCGAAGAGCTTAGATAAGGATAATCATAGACCGACTGGAACATGCCATGTGAATAGTTTTTAATATTGTTTCCATTGGGATAAGTGCCGTAGGTACCAGAAATGATAGTACCAGTAATTGGGATAGACTCGTGAAGCAGATTTCGTGTGGAAACGATATCATTAGCAGTGAGTGTTTTGAATGAAGATGCCATAATTTCTTACCTTTAGCTAGTAGACTTGACAAACCGTACTGGAATGTCAATACTATATCCTGTGTTAATCCCCGAGACGCGAATTGTAGAATCAATAAAACGATAGGAGCCGGCGAGTAGGCTCTGGCCACCATCTGCTGTGGCGTCATTAGCCAGCGTAGTAGATCCTAGGCTTCCAAGGGTGGTGAATAAATAATCGCTAGTTCTCAGTTCCAAGCTTGATCCCACACGAAGAGCCAAAGTAGTACCTTTGGGTCCAACAATAGACGAATCAATCGAGATACTCGGAAGATTTTGAACGAATCCGTTAGTAGTATTAGCCGTAAAATAATAATTGGCTATTGAATCATCATCGATAAAAGACGGAGTGGCGGCCGCTAATTGAACATTGCTTGCCGCATTGACCGTTGCTGCGGCGCCAGCACCGGGTGGAGGAAATATCTGCCCCAGGCGATTATCCACTTGCACGATATATTGAGTTTCCACCAAATCATCCGACAGCGGCTCTTCGGCAGAAAGTTGATTAGTATTAAGTCCCTGATCGAATCTAACTTTAGAAGTATCTGACCCAGGTCGGAATCCATTTAAAATTCCCGTTCCAAGAACCTTTCCTAAATTGTTTACAGTAGTTTCATCAACCGCAACAATAAAGGTATTGGCCGCGTTCATGGCGACGCCAATGCCTGTGCGTTCATTGAGCACAATTTCAGGTAAATAAAGGATATCGTTGCGTCCAATCGAAATGAGACGAGACTTCATGCTTGCAATATTATTAGTAAAGGCTTCTAACACCGGGGTCTGTAATATCTGAAGATCATAGTAGGCAGAGCCACTAACATTATTTTTATCATATAAAGTATAATCTATTTCGTCATCCGCCAAAGCAAATTTAGAAATTTTGAAGCTGCCGTCTCCTTTGGCTAGCCTCATTCTGCCGGTATCTGTTAGTACCGCATCAAGTATAATATCACCTGAATTATCTAGGAATCCCATTGTTTATTCACCTCTCGTAATATAAATAGTGGCCACTTTAACTAATGTCTCTAAGGATTTGTGACGCCTGTATTTTTGAATGTAATGTTTAAATCCATTTTTTTACCTGTTTTTTTGCTTCTTAGTCGAATCTTGAATTTCTTATCCCATACTGAATCTGCCGCGGCACCTATACTATTGCTCTGTGGGGCTGTATGAAGCGCGCCAACCGGCAGAGGCTGAGATCCCAATACCCGCTGAAGGTGCGCGGGCTCAATGGCCATAAGTCGCCGAGCAGAACGGACCGGTTGCTGTGGGGTTGATTCAAATGTAAACAACTTCTTCATGAGATATAATTGGCCCGCATTATCCACCAATTCTAGCTCAAAAATAAAAGTCGGGTTAGAGATGTTCTGATGGCGATCGATTGAGCGAGCACAATAATAATATTTTACATTAGGGCTAATTGTATCCAAATATGAAGCGCCAGTGGAAAATTTACTAGGCGCCAGCTGTTCTACAACAGTGGCAAGTTTGTTTCCTATAAACGAAGCATAAGAAGTAGGCTTTTCTTCAATCCGAAATATCTCATAAGTACGGACCGGGTCATCTGATGCATATGTAATTTTTTCAGTGAGGGAGCCAACCTGGTCGGCCGTTATAACCATATCTTTTTGGGAGTAATACTCTTTTATAATAAAAGTAGAATCACTCGTTGCTAAAGGAATGGGAACAGATTGGGAGTGGCCCAGGTTGGGTGCAAAAAGTAACAATAACTTATTGTTCTTTCCTTTATACGGAATAAATACTATATCAGGAGGTACGGGAGGCTTGTCAGTAATAACACTTGTAACTTTACAGTGTTTCATAACAAGAGGCTGAATATTGGCCATGTTCTTTACTGTTATCTCAGCCCTAGGGGGTGCGCCGCCTAGTTGTCCGGGATGGGATCCTGCGATATCCTTCTGTGCGGTCTGGCCATGTTCTCCTGTTGCAAATTTCAACCTAAAAGAACGATTATCTAAATTCTGAACTTCATACTGCACTAGAAATTGGCGGTGTTGCTTCGCAAGCGTATAGCCGGGGTGATGAGCGGTCTTGGTGGCCCCAGTTGCACCTCCACCAGAAGTACTTGATGGCATTGGTGCAAAACGAGCTCTTATTGTATAGAGGGTATCGTGGCGTCCATCATCATAATGAGATTGAAAAGCCGAATTAATCCGACTCACTAAGTCAGGCACTTCCACACCTTCATCGTTTTTGAATTCTATAGGGCCAACTGAAAGGTTTACTCTCGGCTCTTTTTCTTCAATATCAATATACCAATGAAATCCCATTTTCTATTCCTAAAACGATAAGTCGGTGAACAGCATCGTACCTATTATACTGTAGTCCTGTGCGCTGTTTTCGAAGAAGTTCTCGGTGCACCCACCAGGGGCCGCGGCACCGGCGGCATCGGGGTAGAACAGAGAGCTTATGTGGACAGGAGGTAAATTGGGGCCGCCCGATGATCCTCCAAGTTGGAGAAGCGTGCTAGTAACAAGGAAATCATCTTGCGCGGCTTCGGTCCCGGTAAAGGTGCCGAGGTAGCCCAGGTTGATGAGGGCTGTATGGGCTGATTGATCCTCGGTCTGGCCGAAGAGGTCGACGTCCCCTGGGTAGTCCCCCACAATAGAGGAAGCCCCCATGGTGAAGGCTATCGGTGCCTGAACAGAGCTCTTGTAGACTCCTCCGTCTTGATTACCATCAAACCCATAGCCGCGGCGAAGGAAAAGTTTGACGCGAGCAAGGTACTGACAGTCGCCCCAATCGGATCCGGATGCCGCCCAGTTCCATTGCAGCTGGTGTAGCGGCTCCTCTGGGTCAATTGCAAAATATCCCCTCTGAATTTCAGAAAACGATGTATCCGATGTATTATTAGTATAACTAAAGTTACTAATTGCCGCGGCATATGTATCTGCCTTAATCTCCGGGCTCGTGGCGCGGTAAAATCCTAACGCATTTCCAACGGCGCGGCCATAACCAGCATAACCAGCATAATAAAGCTTCAAATCGTCATAATAATATTTGTTTCCAAAAACCACTCGTATTTCTTGAATATCATATTGATAACGAACTCCATACCGCACCTGAGAATCGATATATTGGAGGGGGCCCGGGTCGCTAATTCGTCGCGACAAATAAATTGTTTGAACTATTGTAGGATCTATGTTGCCGTCTTTGTCGACAACCCTTTTATCTATTTTATAAAGTAGAGTCTCAGAATGTGCGCCGGCGCAAGACAATACACTTTCAAAATTACGCACAGGATATTTAATATTATTATTGTCCACTTGATCATAAAAGTCTCCAGCAGCAGCTGGGTCTGGAGCATCGAACTCTCGCTTTTTTTGTGCAGTGGCAGTCCAGCGACCGTCGTCAGCATAATCTCTTATGAGTACTAGATTATCGCGCTTCCAAGCGAAGTCGGTGACGCCCAACTGCGAATTATTATGAGCAATCCGCGAACGAAGCCAAAATGCATGATTTACAAATCCTTGATACATGTCAGGTAGCCCGGGAATTGAGGCCCCCCCACCTAGTGGGCGGCTGAGGTCTACATATAGAGAGGAGGTAATTGTAGTCGAAGGGCCGGTGTTGCCCTGGGGGTGGCCGCCTATTCCGCGCACAACTTCATGAAAAGTGGCCGGAGCTGGTGCTCCAGCTTCCAAAAACGTAATAATATACATTTGGAGGAGGTCAAGAAAGCTAGTGTTATCAAAGCCTGTGACGTGATCCAGTCCTTGAAAAAAAGAGGAAGCTTGCTCAAACTCCCCAGTTGTAGAAGCAAATTCATCTTGGCCTACTGTCACCACATTATAAAAAGGTAGAAAACTGAGCCCAGAAGTTTTTTTATCGGCCCTGGTGAGCTTATTAATAGCATCAATATCGCTGTGCAACACCACCACATTTTTGAGACTACTAGTGAACTGAGCTGTGACGGCTGCGAGATCAGTGGCATTTTCATTGATACGTTGCATCTGGGAGGCGTAACTTTGATAATAGGACTTGGTATGACTTTCACTATAGCCGCCATTGTTGTCTTGAACAAACCAATCTGTGATACGTTCGAACAACGTAATCGATTGATAGTAATCATCAGCGTAGGCCTCACTTCCCGTATTCCGTAATTCGGCTTCAAAAATATAAAAATTCGGAAGGAGAGACTCGGGGGTGTTGGCTGTAACATCCTCGTAAGCCGGAGATGTATCTAAATAAAAATTATAGACCGGCTTCACTTGAATATCAACGCCGCCGCTGAGGCGCACTGATAGGTTCTCCGACGGCTTTAGATATCGAAATGTATGGTCCAAGAAGGCATTCGCGTGACCTTGTCGATTAAAAATAGGCGACAAACTACTATTCACCTTGTCGCCGGCTATGAATCCATTTTCCAGAAATTTACCATAATAGGGATCTCCTTCGTTGATACCGGGGTCCTGAACGAATGTCTTCAATAAATCGTGGGTATGATTAGTGTTCGCGGCATCGTTCCAGTCCGCATGGTTGGGCTCTAGTAAATATTTCGATTGATAAAAACGGCCGTGCGAGATGTGGTCAGCCTCTTGGGCTGGGCCGAGGGACGTCCTGTGCAACGGGCGAAGGATGTTTTGCATAGACCCGCCAACAATGTGCTGCTCATTATTAAAATTCCATACTAATGCACCGTCGTCGCTCGCGTCCGAGCCTTGGTAGGGGAGCACTCCTAGATAATGCCCCTGCACGCCGCGAAAACGGTCGACCGTTTCCCAATTGTTGCGTAAAAGAGTGTTATTAGCAATGTACTGCGAAGTCGCACTGTTGGCCCGGGCCCAGAGCCCCTGCTGATTATTCATACCAGCGTTGATAAGAAGAAGTTTGTCTCGTTTTGTAGGATCTTGGGCCATTTCTTATTTCTCAACAATATGGGGTCGCATGGTAGTCGACATCCCTATCTTAACTACACTCTTATCCGAAATTCGCACCGGCGGAAGCAATGGCAGCGTGATTTGAGACGGCGCAACGTTGGCAAGAGGTGTATCAATATTAGAAGTAACATTTTTAGTAGTTCTGTGGAGCACTGACTCAACTTGTCTAAAATATCCTCGATAAGGTAGGTGAGCTCGACGGCCCGGGGCTGTTGGTAAAGAACCTATCATAAAAAGGTTATCATATCCTTCCAAATCTAAACTATTTCCACCATTGGTAACATTCGTTGTAGGTTGTAGCCGGCATAATAATAAAGAGTTATTACTCTGTGCTTGATTATATATCTCTTTCGTCATTATGTTCCAGAGGGGCTGATCCAATAATATATCTCCCTCAGGATTGGTTGCAAATCCTTGAAAGTATTGAACTTGTTGAACAGAATTCAAACTAATAGTGCTTGTGGCCAAATTATTTTCTTGTACAATAAAAGGATTGTCGGAAATTTTCTTTGCGGCTAGAGATCCTGCGATACCTATAATATTTTTTACTGCTACTTTTTGTGTGAAAGATGCAACTTGTGAATTTATTAAGCTTTTCGCAAGGGCAGATTCTTGAATCGCGGCTTTGGTGGCCGAGCAGAGAGGAAAAGCATACTGCATGTTCTGCTCGGTGGACCCTGAAGTCTGCGCGCTCTTATAAGTATCTTCTGAAGCAAATGCCGATCCAGTAGAAAGGTATTTGCTGGAGTCTGTTAATTGAAGATCGGTGGCCATGGAAAGAGTAGGGGTCGAAAGATTTCTCGTTAGTGTAATGTCTTCTTTAAGAGGCTGGATAGAAATCCCGCTCAATCGCAATAGGCCGGTAGTTTCTTCAGAGGGTGATGCTAAGGGTGAGTTGGTCACCTGAAAAGATAGTGCAGGCGTCTGGGGCTTCTTTTTGGCGTGAAGAAGGTCGGTTATGTTATCAATCCCCACTTGGAAAGTATTCGTCTCAATAATATTAGTAGGAGTTTTAATCCGCGCGGGAGTAAGGTATCCAGGTTTATTTACTTGTTGACTGTTGGGGGCGCTCACTCCAAACTTACCAATTTCATTATTAATTCGAGTATTGAAAGCAGCAAAACTCAACCCGCTTAGTGCGGGGCCCTGTTGAACCAATGTTTCATCCAAATAATCAAATCCTGTTTGCGCATCTGATTTATTTTGGTATACATTAGGAAAAACCATGTGGAAAGAAATCCGCTGCGCGTTGGGGGCCATAGAATTAATCTTAGATCTTACGCTGAACTTCTGGTTACTTTTTCCAAGGGTGGAAGGATTGATCATAGCGTTTATAGAACTATAGAACCGACTCACGAGCTCTGCAACTTCATGCATACTTTCAGTATTCCCATTGATTGGGTTGGCCATGGCCAGTAGATTTTTTCTCCACTCATCAATGCTTTGTTGGCCGAATGCGTCGTGGCCAAAAATAAAAGTAACACAAGACAAGTAATAATCAATTAGTTCTTTCCATGCCTTATCTTGTTGCAAAAACTTACTTTGCATTTGAACTCGTTGCGACACCGCATGTTTGCCGCCAAATCCTTTTTCATAAAAGGCGCGTTTGAGCCACGAAATATAAGCAATAAGCCGTATATTGAGTCCCTTCATAAAAGTATGGAGAGCATGCGCACTATTATCCACTGCATCCATATGTAAAGAATATTCATAAACACCCATATCTTTAGAAGACATTTCTATATCTGTGGCAACATAAGTGGTAACACCTGGCGCTTGATTGGCAAAATTTATGGTACTCACTGTTCTGTCTGTTATAGAGGAAACAAGCTTAGGGCTCTCTAATTGTTTAACACCACAAATATTAAGTTTGCCAGGTGTTAGAGAATTAGATGAAATATTCATTCGAATTCGAGTGCGAAAGACTCTAATATTTTCAACTTTAAAACAACTATTTAGCGCTTCCTTGTTTGTGAACAAAAAATTCATTTTAGTATTGGCTTGCACAAAATGTTTATAATTTATAGAAAAAAGCACCTTAAGGACGTTACCTGTGGTTCTAGAGTAATGAGCGTCGGACACCCCATTATTGCCTTTTTTAACAATATTTCGGGCAACTTCAAAATCCTTTGTTATGCGGCTATTTAATGTTTGCATTTGTTTGGTCAGGCCCGACAAAAGTCGGTCTTGTTGACGCATGAACGATTTATCCTGCAGTTTCTGATTAGAAACGGTGTTTATCTTAAGAGGGGGATGATGTTCAGTCGCATCGTGCCGCGAGCCGGCCATAGTAGTCCCTTGATGTATGTGGACAGGGCCGTCCCAGATTTCGCCCTCCTTCCCGTATCCCGCTACGGTTTCTTGGAGTGTATATACGATTCCTACAGGACTTGCACGATTAGAAACATATATCGTTTCAACTGCTGGGGTACCAAGTTTAATAGACTTAATCTTTGTACTAACTCCGGAATTTGTAATATCCTGTGGGTTTACGGCGTAGGCCACAGCATATATGTATAGGTTGGGCCAGAGTCCTTGGTCGAGCGGAGCAGGCCGGAAGGTGATCTTCTTTTGGGCAATCCCGGTGGCCAATTTGGGGTCTAATAACGTGATCTCGTCAAATGATTTTACCCCCCCTGACTCATCACCCAATAAATACACTTTCATGAAATCGGATGTTTGTTTAGTGTCATCGAGAATACAATGTTTAGCATAGGATTCATGCTGCATAAATTTTTGAATAATGCTATCATCATCGGTCATGATCACCATGACTCTATATGGGGTAGTTTTAGTCCAAGTGGACGGAATTCGATATAAGAAATCAATCTTTACATCATTGACTCCTTTTTCAGGAATAGAATCAAAAATAACCTGGTCAACAATAACATTGGGAAGACCATGTTTGAATATCCCGGGGGCAACTTGCATTAGCACGGTTCCTCTTCGTCAGTGGTATACAGATCTCTAACAATATTAAGACGACTAGAGTTAGTAAGAACTGCCTCGGGCGTTAGCCCTACTGTATTTAGAATCTCAGCAGGAATATTAGCATCGCGATATATGTTCATATAATATTCAACGTTTGCGACGTCCCCAGATAATAGCGAAAGAGGCGCCGTAATGGTTTCTGCATCATTAGGCAAGAAGTTCATTTGTACCAAACTGGTGGTACTCCCCGACACGCTGCTGGATAGTGACACATGATATACTTCCATATCAAAATTTTCGCGTTCGAAGGTCGAGTTCTTTTCTAAAATATCCAGTACCAAATAATTTTCTATCAATGCCAGTCTCACTGGAATGTCTCCACTCGAAGCAGTGGGTAACATCGGACTTATAGCCCGCGGGTCGGCTTCTGGGCCGAAATAAAGCTGATAATCTAAGTTGATATTCAATTGAGGGATCTCTGTAATAATCCCGTTGAGTGACCCCGTTATCATGCTGCTTGTAAGATTGGTGACCATATAGCCTTGGCTGGATGAGATGGTGGTAGCGTTACGATTCAAAAGATTGACCGACCACGCAGGATCATATTGAGAGGTCAGGGCCGCTGTTCCCAAAGGAAAGGCTGCCACATTTGCCACATTCTCAAACGGTTGTTGCATATTGAAGTTGTCTACTTTGTTGGCTGGATCTGAGTTTTCCTGCCAGTTGGAAGATGTAACATTCTGTAAAAATTGATCCACTCGGGTCTGGGCCCCTGAACGATTCGAAATCACCTTCAAGTTGGGTGTATCGTATCGGATGCGCCGGTCGGTGGCATTTTGGATTTCATTGCCGCCGGCATAACGATCGTTATAAAGGATATCGTCGTCAAAAAAAGCATAATAGGTGGGGTTTAACGCGCCGAGAGATAATAAATACTTCCCATATTCAGTAAGCTGCAGTTCTATAACCTCTTCTTTTTTATTGAAAAATTCCATTTACTTCCCCTTCTTCTTTTTTATCTTACCGTCAAATCCTTTAGACTCCGGCTTACCGTCTGCCTCAAAGCGAGGGGGCGCGGGGGGTTTGCCCTGGTCGGGGAGATCCCAATCGGCTGGTTTTTTTCCGTCGGCTTTTTTATTATCTAGTGAGCTTTTCAGATTCGGTGGCATGGGCGCTGCACTTATGCGTTTTCTTCCTTCCTGAGTACGAGAGTCGTCGCGGCAGGCGGAGCTGTTAAACTTTGGAGCGGTTAGGGGATCATAATCAATAGTAATAGTCTCAGGCGAAGTGGCGTCGCGGGATGCCCATTGGACATTTTCTTCAAGTTGGACCAATTCAACCAAAGATGCATAATCATAGGGCCAGTTATAGCTATATTTTTCGGTAATAGAAGCAGCTAAGGCGCCAGTATGCGGTGTAACCATAGCTCGACGGTTTCTTTCGAAATCGACTGCGACGCGTTTCTTCACCTTGAAAACCATCCACTGTAGTTCACTGGTGCCTTCTAATAAAATCTCTAGTAATTCTTTTTCTTCAACAATAACTTCAGAAGTTTCAAATTTAGTGCCTATAGTGGGGAGCAGGTTTTGCCACATATCACCTAGATCTTGCTGAGACATAGCGGCACTAAATTCGAATACATACATTAAAATTGGGTCGACCGTATCAAACTTAGTAAAATCTAGGCGGGGAGGGAAATTGTATTTCTTCATCGCGAGTTCTAAGTTCTTATAAGTTACACTAATGCTGTGTTCCTTGTCCGACAAATCAATAAACTTGCGTCGGTTGTTGTGGATTTCGAATGGAACAGCAACAACGGCTTCTTCCCACTTAAACTCTTTCTTTAGGGCGCCGACGCGTTGTTGTTGACCAACTGGAAATCCTACAATCTTTCCTAAGTTGTTGGATGATCCAGTAGTAGTCGTGTCTAGGATAGCAAACACACCTTCCTTCGCTTTAGAGGGGACCGTCGCATATTGACGCCAGATACACTTGGTACCCAGGTCGCGGTATTGCTGGACTCCTGATGCCAGTCCGTACTTTGGGTTATAAGCGACTGGTGGCTTAGAAGCCGACGCGGCAGCGACATTCAAAATTGGTGTTTCATACTTGCTTTGGATCAGCCACCTAAATTTTTGTTCATTTGTGCCAGGAGGCACTTCGGTGATTTTCTCCATCAAATTATAACATTCATCAACCATCATTTTTCCTACGTTGCCGCTGACATACACGGCCGGGTGGTTGATGGAACGATGTGATCGGTCCAGATTCATAGTAAGATTGGAAAATATTTCATCAACTGTCGGCTTCCCGTCATAAGAAGCTGTGTAGACAAGTTCCGCCTGACCGACACCGTTATAATAAGGAGGGGTAACATGGTCGAAGGTCGGATAATATTTAAATCCGTTCCCCGGGGTGGGGTCCATTTCGTAGCCCAACAGAGGGGCTCCGAAGCCGGCTTCTCTTTGAGCCATCTCGAAAGTCTCCCGGTCGGGGAGATATGAGCCACTATACGACGTGCGCAGCACTTTGAACTGTAGGGTGTACACCTCGCCTTTTTTTACCGTACCAAAGTCTTCTTCGCGCGCCGATACAAAAGAAGAAAACTCATTTGTAAAAACATCAGAGGTAGCACACAAAAAATTATCCATTGCAAGGGTATATAATTTCTTAGTTTCAAAATTACTAATGGTGATGAAGGCCTGCCCCTTGCCGGGAGTGGCAATCGATGTAGAGTTTTGCAAAAAGGAAGATATGCCATGTGCTTCGCTCTGAGAGGGGGCCGAATCGACCAAATTAGGGTAGGCGCTTTGGCCATTGAGTTTCAATAAATTCTCCTCATTAAAGAAAGTAGTCGGTCTATAGAGTGTCTCAAAAGGTACTCTATTTATGACGTAGTAACGATTCGCGGCGTTGCCTTTCGCATTAGCCACCATACAATCACGGAAACCGATGATGGCGTCAGCTGGCGACTGCTCGGGTAAGCGATTATCGAATACAACACCAGCTTGAGCAACGTTTGGTTGGATCCAGCCTCCGGAATGCATGGAATCAACGGAGGTGGCTGTCTTGTGGATCTTTTCGTTGACGATACAAAAATTAGAACACGCGAGGCCGGATTTGATGGTATTGTACATTATGCCTGGTGCGAATAGGGGCTCCATCGCAATTCTCATGGAGTGCGCGCGCGGTGCGTTTGTGTTCTGGATTACCGCGCCCATCGATTGGGAAAATAAAGCAGCCAATTCTAAAGTACGTTCAGAAGGATAGAAACCCTTATAAGGTAAAAATTTCAAAAACGCTCTGCAACTCAAACTAATTTTATCTCGCACAATGGTAAGATCACCGGACCGCTGTTCGTTTAGATCATCATCCACCACAGAAAAATATTTCAAAAAGTCTGAATTGCTATAGATTTTATAGAAATTAGAATCCCTACTGTCCGGATAGGTGGCACCCGTCAGAGAAAAAATATTATCTAGTGGGGCCAAGAAATCTCCCTGATTCTTATCAATATATACAGGCATCAACTCACTTATCCTGAATTCGGGCACAATTGAATAGTCTTTTCCGGAAGATCGGATATGATCCCGGTAAGTTTGTGGCGCCTGATAGGGCTCTTTATTAGCCTGAGTCGCTGCGAGGAACTCCCCATCGCCGGCGACGATCGCACTGTTGACATGAATAGTACCAGACCCCAGGGCTATTGGCATTTCCAGAATAGGGCTCGCCCGCAGAACACCAGGAGTGGCGTAAGAAGACCGCGGACCATGGGAAAACCGGGAATAATTATTTTGTAATTCTCCGGCGCCGTCGATGGTGTTTACCTCCGGGAAAGTAGTGGTAAAATTATTATGACCATCAAGAGGCCAAATACTTTGACTTAGAGTCGACGCGCCCATTGCGTTTGGAACCGCCGGTGCTCCCAACGCACTCCGCTCGTCTCGAAGCTTATTCCATATATTATCAATAGTAAACTGAGTCCGCTCTCGAATTTGATTGCTGTAGGCATTCTGAGCCGTTGGATAAACGCGCTGAATATAGTTGGCCACCAAACTGAGGCCGCTATTCACCGCAAAGTCGGCTATAGTATTATAGGAATGGCCGTCGTCCACGATTTTGCTCAAATTCAGTCGGTTATTGAGACCCTGGTTGGTGAAGTATTCTAAATTATTGGCATAACTAACTTGCAGAGAAATGTTGTTGGCAGCATCTGAGTCAACTGTATTATCTTGGAAAGCAAAATAAACCGGCTTATTGTGGCTCACTACGGGGCGCTCAACATAATCAACAAATGTGGTGGACTTCAGGCCGCGGTCATAGCCACGTTGTCCAGAGGACACCAAAGTTGAGCCAGAATAAATATACGACATCTTTGGAACCCATGGAGGGGGTAGCAACACACCAATCTTGTTGGCTTTACGGAGTGCGCGGGCGACCTTGGTTTCTCCAGTTCGAATTTGCTTCCATGTAGGCCAGCCGTATGGGCCGTTGCGGTTGTTGGTGAGGATGTTGAGTCCGTCGACACTGTTGGGGCTGAAGCGTACAAGTTCCAGAGCGCTTCCTGTGCCGATTGTTCCCGCGCCGGACCAGAAGGACGTCCGGTTTTGGATAACACTGGTAGTATCGCCCCGGGTGGGGGAGCGCTCGGTGCCATCGCCGCCGGTGTTGGCGGGGAACGGATTCATGCGATACCAGGCTGCTAAGTCCGACCCGGCGCCGCCAAGAGCCGATGATTCTATATTAAAGGGGCGTCCTCCATTATATAAAGTAAGTACGTTGGCGGCAGATAACTCCTTTTCCCATATTCCAACATCACATATATATCCATCCCAGCCTTTGTCGCCATAATTTCCTATCGTCACGTAGTCGTCGCCGGAGATGTCGTCAACGCCCGCTCCGGGTGTGTCTGTCCCTTGTACCACTCCATCTAAATACAATGTCAGAGTATTAGTACCGATAGCGGTGCCTCCATCATAAGCAGCCACGACATGATACCAGCGATTGAGTTCAATGCGCTCGGAAAGGACCTCGCCGTAGGTAAACCCGGCTTCCATATGCCATACGATTTTGTGGTCACCCCAATTCATTCCCAGCACCCGGTTTGTGCCTAGGGCAATAATCTTGCCCTGATCTACCGGGCCGTAGCCGGTGGCATAGAACCAGGCCGAAACAGTAAAAGCAAGAGCATTAATACCGCTATTTCCTATACGGGCGTCCCACGTGGCGGCGGTGCCGAAATCAATTTGGGAAGTACTTCCATTAAACTTGCCAGAATACGTGCCCACATCAAGAGGGGAATATTCATTGGCACGTAAAAGATGAGTCTTCTCGTCAACAGTATCGACAACCATACGACCCGCATAACCTGCAAAATTCTGTTTATAGGACTCCCCGTAATAATCTGCTGCTGGCATAACAGCGCCGGAGATCAGTTGTGTAAAGCTTCGAGCGTCACCGCACCTTGGGGCTTCCAGACCAAAGATGGTGGACCCCGATTTCATCGACGCGTCTACCCAGGAATATTGTTCCGTCGACCTCGGGATCTGATGTTGTATATAGAGGTTGTCATATGTCTTCTCTAGGGCAACAGTCACAGGGAGATGATGTAGACCAGTCGGTAGTGTTAAATCTGTAGCTGTCCCGTCAGTGCTCGCCGGCGGGTTCGGCGCGGAATTCAAAATTGTGGCAGTACTGTCACCCACGGCAGTATTAAAACTATACCAAGCAATCAAACCGTTCATCACGCTTTGGTCGGTAAATAATCCTCTTTGGGGGCGTCTAGCGACTCGTCCCGCATTATATATAACACTCGCTTCTCCGGCAGTTAGAGCGCGGTCCCAGATTCCACAGTTTTGGATATAACCGTCCCAAGTGCTGACGAAGAAACCTTCATTGCCGATGTAACCGTTGAGCCCCCCGATCGCCGAGGGACTGCCCATAGGTACGCCGACGTTTGTATCAAGGACTCCATCAATATACATGTCAATGTCCCCCCCTATGCCGCCGGAATATGTTGCAACCACGTGGTACCACTTATCAAAATCTAGGGCGCTTGAGTCGGTGTAGCCGTCCGGGACAAAGGCAATAGCCATTTTCATCCTCAACTTACCGGCATTCCAGAGGAGTTGGCGATCGGAGCTTGCAAAACTGAATACGTTCCCGTTGCCGCCCTCTCCTGCACTTTTTGCATAAACCCATGCCGACAAGGTAAACGCCTTGGCGTCGGCGCCGGCGCCCCCAATCAAAGAGTCCCAAACCGTATCTGTTCCAATGTCCACTCGACTATCTGCCCCGTCAAACTCACCGGTGCACCTAGTCACTTCTTTTATAACAGTACGGCCATTTCTGTTGGTCTTATGCCACGAGGGGAGGGTGACATAGCTACTAGAAGGCACAGAGCCGTACGCGGCGTCATGGCCGAACTGTCCACAGTGGAGCGTTGCCCGCTGATCGAGTCCGCGGAGCTTGTTGATCTGGTCTCGGACTGTAATGGTTTTGCCAAACACCGAAGTGTCAATTGAAGCGGAGCCCGAAAGACCATAATTACGAATAGAGAGATTGTGATACGGTAGGGCGTTGTACACCGATAATGATTCATGAGCCGGGTCCATATATCCTCTGGACATGACCTCATAGCCGCTGCCGGCGAAACGGTTGACGATAATAGACTGGTTGGAGTTGTCTCCGGATCTGTTGGGGAGGGCGTAGTTGAGGCCACTGTTAATGTACTTAAATGGGGCCGTTTTATGAATGGGGGGGGCCGAGTAAAGGGTGATATCACGATTCCCTATTTGATCGTAAATGGTCGTGCTGTCATCGCCGGCGCCATTGCCCATACGCCACCAAGCCAATGGGGCCAGTGCTGCCAAATCGAGTTGAATACCATTGTTGTAAAGAGTTCTGACGGCACCCGCATGCAGGGCGCGGTCCCATACCGCAATATCGTTCATATAACCATTAAAGGGGGTCGAAATTCCCGTGTCAACACCTAGCTGAAACCCCGGAGTTCCCAGTATGCTGTTCGGTGTGGGTGCGCCGGCACCGGGGGTCGTGACATTAACACCATTAACATAAATTTGAAGCGGGCTCGTGGTTCCGCCGGCGAAAGTGCCAACAACATGATACCATGTAGCGCCGCCGACGGTAATGGTCGTGTAGCCGACATTGGCCCCCGACGCATAAAGTATCAAGACGCCGCTGGCGTGCCATTGAAGTAAGCGTGCACTGATCCCGGCAAACGTAGGGTCCCCAATACACCAAATGATATCCCCACCTGTTAGGGTACTGAAGTTTACCCAAGTAGACACCGTAAACGGTTTTGCCAATCCACCGGCGCCACCCACTAAAGCATCCCACGTCGCGGCGTTGCCGTTATTGCCAAAATCAGCCGTTCCATCAAACAAAACTGATTTTTGATTGGTGACTGCGCGAGGAGTCAACGGCATATCACCCCTCACTGCCAACGTCTCAGGATAGGGAGCAAAGTCAAATGATTGATCATTGAAGAATGGATCGTTGAGTTCGCGACCGCTGGACTGAACAACTTGATAATTCTTGGAATAGTTTCCGATAGGGTCGTGAAGGATGGTGCCAGATAAGCGATCCGCCGGGTCAGCGGTCGACATCAGAATATTCTTAATATTGACCGGTCGTTTTGCATATTCGGACCGAGCAAGATTAGCTTTTGGACGATAAAAGAGATATCCCTTGGGGGCCGATCCCGAAACAGATTCTGGATCGGGATATTGAGGACCCGTTATTCCCAGTGCGCCCTTACCGCATGATACTGCTTCCTCACACAAACCAAGCTTAAGCATCCACCCCTCAGGACGATTTTCTCTACTATCAAGATTGTTCTTTCCTGGGCTACCCGCACTATAATGATTAAGCTCAATATGTCGATGCTGTCGTCCCCCCACAAATTTTTCTGTGAAAGGCCCTTGAGCGGGAATATCATTACTGTAAACGATATCGTGATGCAAGTTGGTAATCATAACACCTGAATGATACAAATCAATTACTTTGGCATTGTAGCCTGTTTTCACCGAAGAGCTATAAAGACTGAAAGGGGCCAGTACATTGCCGTCCATCCGGTTTTTGGTGGAACTCTTGCCGGGCTTGGGTCCTCCACGGTTGATGTCAGGATTCATGGAGAAGCCCAAGCGTTGTTTGAGACTGGGATAATATATATCAGTGGTGTCGACCAGGTCTTCCACCTCCTTTTGAAAGCCCAACATAACGTTTACTGGAATATTGGTACCATTTACCACTCGTCCTGCGGGCGCCGTGGCGCCATAAACAAACTGACTTCTCTTGTTGGGGTGGAAGCCAACGCCGCCCATGGCAACACTGCCTTCGGTGCCAAAGCGTACTGGGGAATCGGCTGCAATGTTGCGTGACTTTTCAATGGCCATCAAAAGATCCTGGCGAACATAGTTGGTTGCGGCAGCGCCGCTTCCTGTTAGGGCTTCGGATTGCGCACGGTTCGCGAAGTATTGCCACCAATAGCGCTTTTCGGCTTGCCTCATGTCGCGTACGTCGGTATAAGTACCACCGCCCACGGCTAACTGATCAACCGCTGTCATTGCTGTTACGTTGCCGTAACCAGGGGGATCGACGGCTGGATCGTCAATCCAGTAGTTGCCAACTGCGTCATTACTTCCCTTCATATCGTAAATGGTGTCGCCATCCGGCGTGCCAGAGCCGTTGTCTCCAGAGCCCATGCGCCACCAAGAAACTAAATCAGAATAAGCGGAATGAGTGGCAAGGTTTTGGGGACCTGGATTAAAACCAGTTGCCGGCGCGAAACCAGTAGTCTTGTTATATATCTCTGCTACTTCCGGTGCACTTAGCTTCTTTCCCCACAAACTCATTGTGGCAATCTCGCCGTCGCGGAAGCAGTCATTGTGCGACATCCCGCCGGCGTTTAATATACTTCCGATTATGGCGCCGTGGCCGCCATGCGGCATAGGAGTCTCGATTACGCCCGTCGGTGTTGTATCCGTAGTCATGGTCTTAGCCACTCCGTCGACATAAATAACAGGTACATTCGCCGTGGAAGAGCCGTCGTAACAGATGGCTATATGTCGCCAAGAATCTCCAGACAAGCTAGCATCCGTTGTGGTCCACTCACCGTTTGCGCCGGAGAAGTTAACACCAAATTTTATTTCTCCTGTGCTCAACAGCCACGCCCTCCGGTAGCCGACTTCGCCAAACTGGAACCAAGTACGCGTGCCGTCTGACGGATTGAACTTTAGCCAACCAGCAAATGTAAAGGCGGTTGGCGTAGTCCACGAAGCATCAATTGCAACATTATAACCCACAGCTTGTGGGAATCCCCCGGGTTGGGTGAATGCAACATATTTATCATTATAATAGCTATAAGAACGAGTGGTCCCTGGTAGTCCCGGAGAATGTAAATACTGCCACTCCTTCGTGCGAATAGGGTTAGAAGAGCCAACTTGGCGCCGTGTATAGGCAGTATTGGCGAAGATGCCTGTTCCGGCCGGGAAATCAGGAGGGCACGCCATGGCTGTGGCATCATTGCCGGTGCCCCATACTGAACCGTGTATGGGATTTAGTTTATCTTCCAAGAAGGGGAACTTGTTTTGATATTTGCTACGTTCTAAAACATGACTTTCAATTACTGTGCGTACATTTTCGGCGAAATCAGTAGAAGCCGGAACAAGTTGATTGAGCATGACAGTAAGCGACGAATCAAACCACTTATAAAATTCATAAAATTTATTGAAATCTATCTCATCGTTGCCCACTGTTGCAAAGAATTTTTGTCGCAGATATTTAAGTCCCTTGTATTCTTGGCGATAACGATTAACTGGCGCACCTATAAGAGTATTCAAATCTTTTAGGGTGGCAAAATAGTTGAGGATTTCCTCAGAAATGCTTTGATAGAGGCTCTTTTCAAAAGCAAAGTAATAATGGATAGGCCGCGAGTCCATAACAAAAACATCTTGCTCGGCAGCGTTGAACACCTTGACCATCTCCGTCGAATAAACGTTCTCCGGAAGAGTCTGCTTGGAGGCGATCACATAGTCTTTATCGATTGGAGAGGTAGAACTCGCCGCAAAATCAAATCCACGAGCGGAGTATTGCTTTCCTAGAATCTCTCCAAGCCATCCATTGTTGGCTGTGGCAGTAGCGTTTGATCCGGAGGATTCATCCACCACATCAAAGCGACCCAGCGCATTGGAACCAGTATTGGTGCTGAACTCCCAATTGAAAACTAAAGTATCAAACGTGGAGATTTCGCCAAACGACGCTGAGGTATTAAAGGGATAGGCATAATAATGGGGTGTACTCGTGCCGGCATTTTGAGTATCATGAGCATGCGAATTCAATGTGCCATCCTCTAGGTAGTCTAACCAGAAGCGACAAGAATTAACTTTTACATCTGTTCTTTCACGGACACTTCCGGTAAAGTTAGTGCGGTGGGCACCGACGAAAACACGCTTACTACCCGTAACAAAAGCATACCGTCGGCCTGCGCCAGGAGAAGTCAATGATCCCGTAATAGTAAATTCGTTCATGAGGACACCGGCGTCGACATTCACGCCATGTAACTCTATAACATAATTGGTCGGAGTAACACCATCTACCTGTGTAAGAGGATAACTTTCCGGTTTAACACGTACGGACAGATTCCAGTTGGTGTCTTGATAAACATCTTCATATAAATCCGAAACCATTCGCGGGAGAACGTGCCCAGCAGTTCCAGTAAGCACAAATCGAACGTTGTCGGACTCTAGTTCGTCTCGGACGGCATACACCTGAAAGTTGGTCACATCAGTGGCTGCCCAAGTAGGAGTAGCTTCCGAACCGGCGTTCCCATGAGCACCAAACAAGCTAGCGCTGATAGTATTTGTCCCCTGATAGCCTATTGCAGCAGCACTAAGCTTTTCAGGAAAGTAAATCTCGCTTTCTAAAGTAAACGCATAACCATTTCGCATATTGGCTGATGCTGAAATATAGCCGGCTGTGTTAGTGGTGTCAGCAGGATTCTGATATTGTATAATAGTAGCAGTGCTATTATCCCCCGTGTTAAAATTAACAAATTTATCCGGGACTGCGACATTTTTGCGATTGGTGCGCATCTGTGCTTCAATATCGTTGGCATAAAGATTGAGTTTAATAAGCTCATCATCAATGCCGAAACACCGCATGAGGTTGCGAAATGATTTTTCAGTTCCTTTGGTCTTATAAATATAAGCTAAGTTGTTGTAAATATTTTGATATATCGTATTCTTGACGTCCGTCAAGGTTTTTTCATAAACCCGAAATTCACTCCTGTCGGCGAGTTTTTCTAGAACATCTGCGTCCAGGAAAATGTCTGGAGACACAAAACCATAAGAATTAAGAAGCTGGGCTCCGTACGGAAGAGGCTTCTCGCTGCCACTAGGATATTCAACGCTGCGCAAATTTGTGAGAGCTTCGGCCTTAAGCTGATAATCATCAAAATAGCTGGACATAATTTGAGTTAGATAGCGAATGTTGTTGGAACCTTCTTCGTCTTCCTCTCGAATCCATTGTGGCATCGTGTTATAAATGTTAGCGTTATTGTTTCCATCATAATCTGATCCTGATAGATGCAACGAAGAGGACAAAGCTACCACTGATGGGTGGAAACTATAGATAATGGGATCTTTGTATTCTTTGATGGCCGCGGCAGATATAACAATGGCGGAGCCCGTATTACGAGAGCTGGGCGTGTAGCCAGTCCAGGCGCCATTCGTCACCCGGCCGGAATAATCTAATACAGTTTTATCGGTTGCCGTGACTCCAGTAATGCCTTCGTTGAACTTATAATAAACCCCCAACAAAGTGTTAACATCTTCGGTGGTTTCTACAAACGGTAGCGGGTCGTCGTTAGTGCCACCTCCAACTTGAGTAAACCAATAACGTCCCACATCTTGAGAAGTTCGCTGTGTCTTCCAATAGCGGAACTCGTCCAAAGAAGCCGAGAGCTTGCCGTAGCCGGCCAGGGCCGTACTTCCCGACGGGGATGTGATAAGGGCTCCAATATACGCTTGGAGCGCGCCTGTGACCTCGTTGATGCCTGTCGTTCCATAGGTGCCTTCATTATTCAGTTCCCCATCGACGTAGAAGCGAGTTTGAATGCCTGCGGAAGCTGATTTGAAAGTGAAAGCATAGTGGTGCCAATTTCCATCCGCCACTGATGCACTAGTAAAGGTGCTCGCGCCCACACTCTGGCTTACAATGCCCGTAGTGCCGGACAAGAGAGTAACCCGGAAAGGATCCAGGCCAGAAGTGGCACCAGTCAATTCAATCCGCAGTCGACCATAACTCGTCGAGCTACTTAATGCACTATTCCAGAGGTCGAAAACTACTTCTTTTCTGGTAAGCGGCCGGATGAATGTATCTTTCTTTAGCCAGAATTCAACACTGGTCCCCTTGGTAGAGAGGTCATACTTGAGATTGGTTTCTCGGTTCTTATCTGGTTCATAATAATTGGACCCGGTAAATTTGGTGGCATGAGGAAGCATTCCATTCGCATTTGCGTGAGGGCCACCATAAAAATGAATATATTCTTGCGCAGAAGATGATCCATAACCATCCGCCATGTTACCTGTTCCCCACCCTTCGGCAGAGAAAATAATGTACCCATTAGTGCGTGGATATAAATTATCATAAATGTACAGATCAATATCGAGCGATTCATTTTCCCACTCTAAGCGCTCTCGACGAGAACCATCATAAGGAAAAGTACCATAGATTCGCTTTATAGAAGAATCATAATATTCAGTTGCTAGCCCATATCGAGCAAAGTTTTCAGGCTTTGAAAAATCAACACGCGGAATAAACCGCCGTTCTTTGATAATATCTTCTTCGTGATATCCGACCGATTCAACTTCGCCGCCAATCTCGTCGCCAGTGAGGCCAGAGATTGCATTTACTTTTTCGGCTTTGGCAAAGTAATTCTTTAGAGACATATATTAATTATTCTTCAACTCGAAATTTGAACGTTTGAGGTTGTTCTATCCAACTTCCTATACTATCATTATAATAGGCTAATTTAATGCCGTACATATAATCTTTCTCTAACAATGACATATCTAGGTCGAAATAATTACCGCTTACGTCATAAGAGAGATAAGTGCTTTTTTGATCGTTACTTCCAGTGCCAAATGAAATCACCTCTAAATTATCAACTACTCTGTAGATAGCATATGAGGCACTTGTAACAATATCAGTCGGATTATTGGCGACTGCTTTCACATAAATTGTCGGAGACCAGTTCTTATCCCGGATAAACGTACGGAACCGGGCTGTTTCTGAACGCTTATAAGAGCCTCTAAGATCACGAATAGTCGTAGAATAATTAAAAGTAGGTGCATTATTATAGTTTGGAGGAGTCTTCGGAGCAAATGAGCTGGTAAAATATTCCACACTTGCGGAACGCCATACATCAAAGATTTTCTCCAACGGAGTCGTTGCAGCAGTGAGGGCAACCTGAACGGAATAAACCCCTGTCGAGACCCAACTACCGGTAGCTGTTGCATTACTATCTGAAAGGATAATGCGTGAACCAGTAGGAACGGTAGACCCTGAATAAAAAGAAACACTAATGTTGCCCGTTCCCACAGATGGTATATCGACGAGACGCCCACGCACATAGTTATACAAGTAAAGGGTGTTGAGATTATCCGCGGCCGGGGCCAACGAACTCGAATAATAAAATTGCCCTCGTTGATCACTGATACGAGAGTCCCATCGGGCTTCTAGAACAGGTCGCTTGAAGAAAAATTCTGTGCTCCGGGAAAAGAACTTTTTAGTATAGTAAGTTTGCGTTGCGCCGGTTAAGTTATTGATAAGACTCCCGGAATCTGCGCCAGTCGAGCTTGAATAGTATGCTTCTTGACTCGCTGTGAGGTGTATTCCCACACCGTAGTTGTCTTCTCCGCCGCCGGCGCGAGTAGCAATCCACTGTTCCACGAGGCCGCTAATGTCTAATTCTATATCTTCCCATCCTAGTGGAAACGTAACTGTATAATTATTACCAGCGCTAGAGGAAATATAATCTCCTCCGATAGAACTCCACCCAGCACCAGTACTGGCCGAGATCCAGTTAGCTTTACCCAAATCTTGATAATTATCCATATCAAGGCCAGTTCCTTCTTGCCAAGAACGCGAAACAGGGAGTACATTTAACGTAAAGCCTTGAGGGAGAGTCCACGGCGTTTCGGCGTTATACATTCTCAAAAAGAAGGAAACACTACCTGAGGCTGGAATACTACGAGCGGCCCGGGCGCGTGTGATCTGATTAATTGGAAACTGTATGAGACCACGAGAGAGTTCTGGCGACGCGCCGGCGGCAGATGACGAGAGCTGTCCATAAATAGAAAAGATTTCAATTGAATCAGCATAGCCCATGTTCGAGCCGGTTCCGCGGATGGTGAGGTTGGCTTCAAAAGCATTCGTAATAGTAGTATCAATGCTGGCGGTGTAACGGAAAATGGCCATTTATTTGATGCTCCCTACAATATCGACGTTAGGAAATTTCAATTCAAAAATACTATTCTGGTCTGATCGAATGGCCCTAGCATCGGACGACATAGCTCGAATAGGATCGAAATTACTATCTGAGTAAAGGCCGCCGGTCTTGCCAATGATCTGCACATCAACAACATCCACTACGCCAGCGACTTTGTTGAGTTGGCGATAAATATCGTTAATGGTAATAGATTCACCAATTTCAAAGCGATTCCGTAGATAAAAGGTGCGGATATGACGATTGGCTTCATTTAGAATGGTATAACGATTGCTGTTAAGATCAATTGTAAGGGAATATTTGATACCAAAATTCACGATCTTCGCATCCAAGATATCAATTGTATCATTGATCATTTTATAATTAACGAGCCAATTCTTCAAATTATCTTTGAGAGTTTGATTCGCGGACGTAAGCTTCCCAGAAGTATCTTCAGAGATAACAAAAAGATTCAGATTTCGTTTAAAAGCATCAAAATCGCGGACTATGGATACGCTCCTGACGGCGCCGAACTTGGCCGGCATTGCATAACAGACAGCGTTATAATCTTCCGCAGTAACCGCACGATTCTGGGTAGCAAAATATCCATACACTCGTTGTTTGATATCATCTGCGGTAGGCAATGTAACACTCCCTACAAATGGAGCTTCATTTGTAACTTCCAAAGAATTGAGTACTGCGGTCCTTGCCGTGGCAGACAGGCTTCCCTGCGAGGCAAATTTCACAAGAGGGTTCGCAACTGTCACAATGGTGTTGGTTGCTGCGTTGACATCCTGTGTACTATTAAGCCGATATCCAATCCTCAATATGGTATTCGCCGGAGCGATGCCGAATTTATCGGAGGATATCAACTTAGCGGGATCAAAGCCGGCGTCCGTAATATAATTTCGCCCTTTGAGATCAAGCATTAGGTTGGTCGGGTCTACAATAGCTTCGGATAGAAGCTCCGAGTCAGATCCGTAGCCAAACTGTAAATAACTGGCCACTCCGTCAGACTCCACAACAAAGCGCCGAGGAACAGGAACTGCTTTAAGAATATTAGGTACCGTGGCTTGGGTAGCCGTAACATTACGAATGGCTTTGAAAATAACATTTTGAGACAGATTATCCACCTCATAATATTTATGTCCTTCAGAATCTACTACACTCAAGATAGCCGAAACGTTAACATTATCCAACTGAACTTTGCGGAAGCGCTCAAAATCTCCCAATTCCACAGATTGAAAAGCTACGCGTCCAGACACTGCGCGGGCCTGTGCACGGATAACGTAACTGGTAGGAAGCCCCGTAGTGTCATCTACCGTACCCACCACTACTTGATTCGTACTAGTAGAGAACACTACGTCTTGGAGAATTGTATAGAGGCCACCTCCTGTGGAAGAAAAAGTTGAGCCTGCGCGAAGGATGGGAGCGAGACTCAAGTCGGGGCCCATGCTGGTAGTGGCCGCTGGGATTTTGATATAAAAAGTCAGGATACCATAGGAAGAAGGATTGCGGTCAATCTTATAACCAAATTGGCGCGCATGCTTTATCACGTTATTATATTCAACGGCCGTTTCTAAAAAACTCTCGTTTGCTTGATAATCTAAGTAAAAAGAAAGGATATCTCCGATATAAGAAACTGTGTCGAGCATGAGAGACCCGAACGAGGCTTCATTAAAATCTTTGTAGGTATCCGGATAATACCTTTTAGCAAAGTTTTCGAGGTCGCGACGAATAGAGTCAAAGTCGCGGCTCGTGTAGTCAATTGGTTGTAGTTTCTTGGCCATGGTCTAAAGTCCTGTAATAATTAGTTGTATTAGTTGTTGTTCACAGGAATCAATAAGCTTGTTGAAATTTGCAGCGGTAAAATGGTAAATTGCAAAGTCATCGACAATGAGTTGGGAAATAAGTCCGGATTGTTCTCAACATAATTGTAATCAATATTATCGATTCGAATAAATTTCATATAAGTGCGCACCTGCGAGTGAATGCGTTCGGTAATTTGGGAGTAAGTCGCCTGATCATTATTCTCAAAAAAGAATCGCCTAAGGCCGACGCCAAAATTGGGATTCATAATTCGCTCGCCAGGATTGGTGAGCAAAAGCATTTTCAAATTTTGAGTTGCTAACTCACCAAAATTAGTATTAAGATTATACGCCCCAAACACTTCGTTCACTGTAAGGGGTAATTTAGGTGAAAGTCCTGCTGCCATATCTCTTCTCTCCTGTTCCTATATAATTAACACTCTAATGGATTATTTCCCTCAGAAAGTTCAGGTGAATCACCATCTCCCTCCAAAGCGGCCGCTGCTTCCCTCTTTAGGAGATCAAGCAAAATATACAAAATGCCAAACGGAAGGGGTGGTATCATCAACATTCCACTAAGAGTGCCCGTAAATTTAACTCCGTCTAAAGTCAGCTTCGGTAAAATATTATTAATTATTTCTTCATTTTCCAACGCACCGGGTGCGCTGGCGTTGACACCCGCTTTGAGGCCCGTCTGCATCGCAAATTGTGCCAGACAGAGCATAATGCTCACCACATCTTCACCAGTGAGGGGGGGCAGCCCTAACTCCTCGGTCATTTCGTTGATTGGACCTAGGCCGTTGCTCATATCAATAGCTTTGATCATTTCACTAAACGCCATTCCCGTTACATTACGCACCACTTTCCAGATAGCCACGTGAGGATCGATCATTTCTGCGAGGCCCTTCAGAATCATTATTGG